TTTACCAAAGTACACTAAAAAATATAGAAGATTCAAAAGAAGATGCACCAGAAGTTTTACCAAAGTTTGATCCTAATCAAAAATTAGAAGATGACATGGTTTTGGTTAAAATGACACGTGAAAATTACAGATACGATATTGCAGGACATACATTTACAAAGGATCACCCTTTTGTTGCTATGAATCCCAATGTCGCACAAGAAATTTTTGACAAGGAGGAAGGGTTTAGGTTGGCTACGCCAAGAGAGGTACAAGAGTACTATAACTAAACCTGCTAAATGGCAGAAATATATAAAAATAGCAGTAATTTAGTATCAACAAAACTTTACGTAAAAGGCGAAGCAGTAACATCTAGTTCCGCTGTTTCTGTTAAAGTTTACGATATAACACAAGACGTGTTGATTTCTCCTGCAATTAACCCTGATACCATAATAACAACATTATCAGCCGAAGAAGTTGAAACAGATTTTGGAGTTTACGGAATATATTTGCCACTGTCTTTACTTAATAGAGACAGAAAATTTAAACTTGTTTGGGAATATCAATATGATTCTATTAGCTATTCACACACAAGCTATTTAGACGTTATAACTCCATATGCGTCTATTCAGGAAGCAGCGGATGACTTAGGTCTTGGTTCTGACGCAAATGATCCAAATCATAAATCTTATCATGAATTAAAATTGGCAGAAAAGTATGCTAGGAATATGATAGAGTTTTATACTGGACAAAAATTCTTTTTATTTGATGATACCTTTACCGTGATGGGAAATGATTCAGACACACTTCCACTTTCTAAAAAACTAAACACATTACATACGCTACATCAAAATGATCAGTTGTGGATAAACAATTTAAACAATATTAATTATTTAGGCTATGTAGTAGAGCCTACAACAAGCGGGTTTGGAATTAAAATCAATCAGTCTGCATTGCTAGATAATGATGTGTATATTGCAAATGGAATGGTTCCACCGTCAATACATGACGTTTCTCCCAATATTTTTAGACGAGGAAAACAATATAAAGTTTATGCAAGATTTGGATGGGACAATGTTCCAGACGATGTTCAACAGGCTGCAATAGAAATAATGAGATCTTACTTTAGTAAAGATCGTGTTTGGAAAGATAGGTATGTAAACAAGATATCTACAACTGATTGGGATTTTCAGTATACCTCTGATGCTTTTACTGGAACTGGCTCTGCTTATGCAGATAAACTACTTCTTGATTATGTTGTAACTCAAATGGTAGTGGTATAGTGTTTAGCATAGTTGATGGATTAATGTCTATGAAAATGGATGTATATAGACAGGAAGAAGAACAGGATCCTGATACTGGTGCATTAGTAAAAAGATTTATGTTTTATAAAACTGTAGATTGTTATGCTCGTGGGGTTATTCAAGAAAATGTAAATAGAAATATCGACAAACAAACTTTTGGGAATACATATTCTAATACCCAGGCTCTAGAAGTTAGAACACTGCAAAGATTAAATCAAAGAGAAAAAGTAAAGGACATAAGAGACTCTGCTGGAAATATAATTTGGTATGAGTTAAATTATCCAAATGATACTGGCACGGTGTTTGAAGTTGTAGGGTCTACCCCTATTACAGATCCATTTGGTTCTGTGGTTGGATATAATACATCAATAAAGAGATCGGAGAATCAACAAATTGGCTTCTGAGGCAATGGCACTTCAAGCCGCTAGCGGATTAGTTAATCTAATGGCTGGGCAGCCGATCAGTGGCGCAATAAAAGACAGCACTGTGGCACAAATATCTGCTGCAATATTTTATAAGACAAATGTGCTAGCTAAACTTGCTTCTAATTTAGCTTTTCAAAATGCATTTAGAAAAGTTATATTTAATCAGATAGATGAAGATTTTGGAAATTATATTGATGCAAAAGCAAGAACTTCTCCCAGATCATTACATCATGTTTATGAATGGGGAAAAACTGGCGATAAAGAAGCTAGGTTATTTAAGATAAAAAAACTTCCATCGGATGGACTATCTTTAAAAATTAATTATAAGCTATTAGACTCAACTTCATTTGTGCCTTCTGAAACATCCAATCATAGACATGTATTTATTAAAAAAGCTTCTATTATGGAAGAAGGAAAAACTGTAGTCATATCTCCAAGAAATGCAGAAAGATTAGTTTTTGAAACTAATGGCTATAGGGTTTATATGCCAAAAGGACAATCTGTTACTGTTAATAAACCAGGCGGTGCGGCTACTAAAAATTCATTTATATCTTCGTATAAACATTTCTTTACAGGACAACTCGTTAATATGTCTATTAAAAAATCTGGATTTCAAAGGCTATTTAATTCATCTATGACAAAAGCCCTTAACGTGCCCATACAGATTAAAACAGTAAAGTATAAGTTCTCACCTAACAGTATTGCTAGTGAGGCCGATGCGGCCCTTCTGGCGGCTTTTGCGGGGGCATCAAATGGCTAACTATAAACTAGATGCAATGTTTGAACTAAGAAAATACATGTGGACTAAAATGCAGGCTGCCAACATATTTGATCCAAATACATATTATTCTGACAACCTTAATGAAACTTTAATTCCAATTGTTCCAATTCAGCAGCAGGCAGAAATGAGCCAATTTTTGAGCGGTAAGAAACACATAGTCTATGACAAGATAGGTATGTCATATAAAGACAACTGGCTAATATGCTGCGAACAGATTCTATTTACCATATATTCAACAGATGTTTTAGACATAGCAGAAATTAGAAACTTTATGACGGATGAGTTTAGGAGAATGGACCAGTCTGGTCAGGATGTAAATAAATGGAGCGGGCTATCAGATAAGTTCAAGTTCCATAGTATATACATAGCAGACATATCGCCTACAAAACCGTCTGAAGAAATTCAAGGATTTTTGGCCACAGACGTAATACTTGAAATACAATATTCAAGGATTACAGATAATAGCGGCAGGTTTGCCTAGTTTGCTTTAGACCGCCTGTTCCCCTATAATTGGACATAGAGGAAAGGCCTAGCCAGCCAAATATATATATATTCATTTCATGAAATAGGAGGACAAAAACTCATGGCACAAAATACAGGTAATGCTAAAAATATTATCGTTGGTGCAGCTCCACTATTCCTTTCAATTGAGGATAGCTTGACATCTGGTTATAATGCCAGCATGATTCCTGGTACAGCGTTAGCAGGAGCAGCGTCAAGAAATATAAAAGTCCCAGCATTCGTTGCTGGAACGGAATATTGGAAAACATTAAATGGTCTTGATGTAGCGTCTGGTGCAGATGGTGCAGCATACCGTAACGTTGGTTTTACAAACAACGGTCTTCAGATCACTTATAATCCAACATACGATTCCGTAACCGTAGATCAGCTACTTGATACAGCAAAGCTGTTCAAGTCTGCGATGGAGGTTATGATCGCAACCGAAATGTCCGAAGGTACTCTAGAAAACGTTCTAGCTGTATTCGGTCAGGCAGGAAAGCCAACAAATGCAGGAACTGGAAACACAGAAACAGATACAATTGGTCTCGAGGCAGGTGCACTTGGTGCAGCCCCAGTTGAGCGTCAATTGGTTGCTATTGGACAAGCTCCAACAGAAGGCGTCACATCTTCAGAGCGTATTTATTACGGGCGTCGTGTTCTTTCTGTACAACAGTCACAATTTTCTTTGGCTCGTACAACCCCAACTACATTCCCAGTAACATTCCGCCTTCTTCCATCTGGTGACTCAGCTCACGCAGGTAAAGAATATGGTTTGATTATTGATCGTACTTTAGTTGTATAATAATTAGTTTTAATTATTAATAAATAGCCCCCAGAAATGGGGGCTTATTTATTGTATCTGCATAATGCTTATGCTATAATATTTTAGAATCCTAAAGGAGGATCAAATTGGCTACAAAAGTATATGACGTAGAAGAGATTGAATTACAAAATGGTGCTAAGGTAAAACTAAAGCCATTGTCAATCAAGCAATTACGCAAGTTTATGGAAGTTGTAAAAACAACGCAAGACTCAACTGATGAGAATGTCACGCTAGGCATTTTAATTGACGCATGTGCAGTTGCACTTGAGACACAGTTGCCAGATCTTGTTGCAGATAAAGATAAATTAGAAGAGGCGTTAGACGTTCCAACTATTAATCGCATCCTAGAAGTTTGCGGTGGAATTAAGATGGACGACCCAAATCTAATAGCGGCAGCGGTTCTAGCTGGTCAGAACTAGATTTAGCCGCACTGTTGGGTGAAGTATTTCTTCTGGGGCATTGGAAGAATTACGAAGAGTTAGAAGAAAATTTATCAATGCCTGAGCTCATTCAAACGCTAAAATCAATGCATGAGAAAGAGCATAGCCAGCGAAAATTTGCAGCATCATTAAAGGGTATACAGATTGATGATGAGGCAGAAACAAAAGAAGGTCCTACTTTTGAAGACGTACAAAGAAGGGCTCTTGGCATAAAAGTTAGTGGAGACGACGTCGTTTCACTACAAGGAAGTTTTGCACAAGAAGCAGGTTTTGGAGTCGGAATGGGGTTAGGATACTCTAAGGAGTAATTAGTGGCAGACGAACAAATTGTAACGAGTATAGTCGCCAAAGCTGACTTGTCTAGCCTTGTGTCCGAAGTACACAGGGCTACGGCCAGTCTACAACAACTTCAAAGAGAATTAATAGTATCAAACAAATCAATTGCGGCGGCAACAAAAGTATCAAACAATCTATTCAGAGATACACTTGTTGGCAGTGGTATGTTTTCAAGCCACTTCGTAAATTTACAATCAGATGTAGATAAATTTGGAAAGAACCTAGATGCGGGTAGATTAAAATTAAAAGATTATTTTTCAACATTTAGGACGCATGTAAAGACATCAAAAGGTTTAATTAGAGAGCTTGCCCAAGAGCAAGTTATGTTGCAAAATGCTGTACTGCAGCCATTGGGAAGAAATGCCCAAGGTTTAATGCAATACAATGTAATGATTCCAAGAGGCCTAGATGCAGTAAAAAGTAAAACTCAATTAGCTAGAATGGAATTGCAGATAATGAATCGTGCGTTATCTGAAGGCGCAACATCATTAATTAATTGGGGTAAGAATACACAGTGGGCAGGTCGTCAGTTAACAGTAGGCTTGACAGTGCCGTTAGCAATGTTTGGTTCTCAGGCTGCAAGAGCATTTAGAGAAGCAGATCAAGAGTTAACAAGACTTGTCAAGGTGTATGGAGACATTTCAGGAACAGCATCTGCAGACCTAAAAAAGATTAGGCAAGATGTTACTGCAACTGCAAAAGAATTGTCTAGCGCAATGGGTGTTTCATTTAGAGAAACCATAGGCCTTGCAGCTGATATTGCTGCTACTGGACAACAAGGAGATCAACTTCTTTCTTCATTAAAAGAAACTACAAGATTAGCGGTGCTTGGTGAAGTAGATAGAGCCGAAGCGATGAAAGCAACTCTTGCAATACAAACAGCATTTAAATCAAATACTCAAGAGTTGACAGAATCAATTAACTTTTTAAACGCAGTTGAAAACCAAACATCTACTACTCTAAATGATTTAGTGGAAGCGATTCCAAAAGCTGGTACTGTTGTAAAACAATTGGGTGGAGACGTACAAGATTTAGCTTTATATTTAACTGCCATGAGAGAAGGTGGGGTTAACGCTTCAGAAGCAGCAAACGCACTTAAGTCAGGCTTGGCTTCTATGATTAACCCAACTAAACAAACTATTGGAGTAATGTCAGAATTTGGAATAGACATAATGGGGCTAGTTGAAAACAATGTTAACAATACAACTGGTATGATTATGGATTTACAAAAAGCTTTAGATGGACTAGATCCATTAAGTAAGGCAAGAGCACTAGAGCAAATGTTTGGTAAGTTCCAGTTTGCTAGAATGGCCGCATTGTTTAATAACTTAGGAAAATCTGGAAGCCAGACATTACAGGTTATGGAATTAATGGGGGCCAGCGCAGAACAATTAGCAGATATAGCTGGTCGAGAGTTAACACTTGTCACAGAATCAGCATCTGGAAAATATAAAAGAGCAATAGAAGGATTACGTGCAAATCTTGCAGATGTCGGAGAAGAGTTT